GTCCTCCGACACACGGGAAGCCATCTCAAATGCTTACAACAAGGTCGAGGATGCAGTGAAAGAGATCAGAGCGGCGTGTGAGGATGGTCTCCGTGCAAGTCGGTCGGCTGTTGCGAGCCTGCGCTAGCTGTGCTCACTCCAGTGGAGGATTTCCCCCCCATTGTCCGTCCGGAGCTGGCCCGTCTGCGTCTGCGGCAAGGAGCGCGGCGACATCGACATGACCCATCCCATCCGGGGCCGCGCCGGCCGCAGCAGCTCCTTCCGTGAGCTCGCTCTTAAGCCCCGAATACGTTTGGACCAGTTCCTCTTGGAACATGGTGTTTGCACCGGTGAGCGTGCCATCTTCATCTAGGCGCTGCGTAAGCTTGTTACCCGTGGCTTCGGCCTTAGCCATATTCTCCTCAATTGCTTGCTTCTTTGCATTCTCGATTCGTGCATCGAAATGCTCCTTCGCTTCAGCCTCATTCTTCTGCTTCTCGTGCATCAGTGTGTTGAGTTCACCTTCGAGGTGCTCGACACGACCCGTACGATAAGCCTCCGGATGGAACGGCATCCATACTCCGACCTGTCCCACATAGATGCTGTGATCCTTGTCACGCTTCTGGAGGTACTTGACTCGGTGTTCGGCTTCCTCAAGAGTGTCGTATGATCCCCGCACCTTGATTCCACGCACGGCTGTCTGGAACTGGTGTGCCTTGCTGTATTCGGCGAGTAGTGAGGTTTCGTTTTGCTCGAGGAACGTCTTGTAGTGGCCAGCACATGATGAGCCCTGGAGTTTCTCCTTCTCAGCCTCGCGGAACTCGGCTAGATCGGTCACCATGTCGTTGAACGGAACGTTGTACTTGTACGAAATGTACTTAACAAATCGAATGTAAGTGTCGGCGGTGCGCTCCCATTCGTACTGGTCAATGAACTTAGCGAACTTGTACTGTTCGAAGTCCTTGATGATCTTCTCTGGGGAAACGAACGACAAACAACAGAACTTTTGGCCGGCGAGGGACTGGTCTTCGTCAAGCAGATCCACGTGCACAGGTGCTGTCTTTGTGCTGTCATCAGCGGATGCCATCAGTGGTCAGTCTGGTGCGAGGTTCTCTAAGCGGTTGTTGAGGCAAATAATCTGCGGAGGTAGTAAGATGGGCATTTCGATCGCTGAGGTCTTGGGGCGTGCTGCAAAGTACCTTGTGGAGGGTATCGTGGTCGCGATTGCGGCGTTCGTCATTCCCGCCAAGTCGATGAGGATCGATGAGGTGGCGCTGATCGCGCTCACCGCAGCTGCCACGTTCGCGATTCTGGACGTGTACTCCCCGGGGACCTACGGTAATGCGGCGCGCAGTGCGGCCGGCTTTGGTATCGGAGCCAACCTGGTTGGCTTCCCCCGCGTCGCCTAAGCAAACTTCCCTAGGCCACAACATCGATTTCGCATTCAGGGAGTGGGTATGAATGGCCAACCAAAATCGTGGCAAATCTTTTGCCACACGACATCTTGCTCAGCGGTTCTTGCCGAGTCTTTGAGCATGATGATATGGCTGAGGTACTGTCGCTGCCCCAACAGTTCGAACAGCTTGTACAGCACATAACAGTAATGCAAAAAGTTGACTCGGTCGTCCGGGCAGTGCACCGCGTATCGTTTCTCAACATTGGCGAATAGGCTGTAGAGTTGTTGTTCAAGAGCTGGTGGCACGATTGGCGGGTGAACACCAAGCTTGTTCCAAATGAAAGCGATGTGTTCATAATAACGATTGAACCCAAGTTTCTTGAGTAGATCCTTGCGTTCAATCACTGGGAGGTCTGAGGCCTGTCGACGTTCTTTCCGGAGTTGCGCGCGAATATTGTCATAGACACTGTCGGGTATGTTCGTGGATTCCTTACCTTGGAACTGTGCGACGATTTCTCGGAAGTGGTTGATGCGCTGATATGAGTAGAAGGTGACTTCCTTGGGTGGTTCTTTGTAGGTGAGTCGGTCGCTTTCGGACATGAATGGTTTTGATAGCCCACATGCACGGCAGGTGCGCATGCCTTCAGCTTCGATGGGCACCATCTCGCCCCCGCACTGACAACGAAAGTCCTTAGTAACAGTCATGTCGGCCATAACATCCTCAATCTCAGTGGCGGCACGGTAACGTTCGATAGCGCCGTCGACGCGGATCGCCCCGTGCTTGCGACCAAAGAAGAATGCGTCCAGTTTTGCAGATCCTTCTGTTGTCGAACCTGTGCTGTCTTGTTGGCGCTCCTCGAAATACTCAAATAGATCGCGCGAATTGTCTAGGTAGTACTCTTGACGTGCGGTGCGTGCACGCTGAATCATGCGTTCTAGATCTCTGACTCGCACCGCTGCGGAATGCGACAACAGTTCTCCTTGTTGCAGCGTATCAAGTTCGGTGCGCCAATCACTGACTAGCAACTCGTTTCGCTCGATTTCAGCAAGATTGTCTTGATGTTTCCGATCAATAGTACGGCGACCGGGTCTAGGCTCAGGAATGCTCCTGGCGGCGCGGGGCCTCCACATACTTTCTTCTGTTCGGGCGGCCTTATAAGCTTTTGAGCCTGAAAAGATTATCTGTGCAAGGTATAAGATGGGAGGTGGATTGATGCAGCTTGTCGCCTATGGGCCTCAGGACGTGTACCTGACTGGCAACCCGCAGATCACATTCTGGAAGGTGACTTACCGCCGGCACACCAACTTCGCCGTTGAGAGCATCGAGCAGACCTTCAACGGTCAGGCTGACTTCGGTCGCCGTGTTCAGTGCACCATCTCACGCAACGGTGATCTGGCTTACCGGACCTACCTCCAGGTGACTCTGCCCATGGTTGACTGCGCGATCAAGGAGACTGGCACTGACAGCTCCGCTGACACCGCCACTGCCCGCTGGCTTAACTACCCAGGTGAGCAGCTCGTGTCCCAGGTCGAGTGCGAGATCGGTGGCCAGCGGATCGATCGCCAGTACGGTGACTCGATGCACATCTGGAACCAGCTCACACTTTCCGACGCCAAGCGCCGGGGCTACGACAAGATGGTGGGTCAGACCACCCAGCTCACCTTCCTGGCCAATGGCCGCCGGAAGGACGCCCCTGACACCCCGTGCTCGGCCGGCACCGTGTCGCCGCAGGAGTGCGAGATCCGCAATGCCCTGCCGCAGACCACTCTCTACGTCCCGCTTCAGTTCTGGTTCTGCAACAACCCGGGTCTCGCGATCCCGCTCATTGCGCTCCAGTACCACGAGGTCAAGATCAATCTTGAGTTCAACCTGATCGAGCAGTGCCTGTGGGCCGTGAAGGCAAACCTCGTCACTGGCCAGCCCAAATGGCCCGGCCTCACCGCTGGCGGTGCCAACATGCAGCAGACCTACTTCTACAACACCCTCTCGCTTGTCTCGGCCTCGATCTACGTCGACTACGTGTTCCTCGACACCGACGAGCGTCGCCGCATGGCCCAGTCGCCTCACGAGTACCTGATCACTCAGCTCCAGTTCACTGGTGACGAGTCGATCGGTTCCACCTCGAACAAGATCAAGCTCAACTTCAACCATCCGGTCAAGGAGCTCATTTGGGTTGTTCAGCCGGACGCCAACGTTGACTATTGTGGCTCGTTCATCGCTGACAACGACAACTACTCGTGCGGCGACGGCAGCTGCGGCTCGTGCTCGAGCTGCGGTGCTTCGGGCCTGTACGCCGTGTTCGGTGCCCAGCCGTTCAACTACACCGACGCCATCGATGTGCTTCCCCGCGCGTCGTTCGCCTACGCCAACCCGCAGACCGACACCACCGAGCTTGTCCACGACTGGGCTCTGAGTGAGTGCGACTCCCTCCAGACTCTGGCCGCGCCGTGGTCGCTCCAGGTCGATGTGGATGCACTCTCAAACAGTATCCAGACTTGCCTCGCGACCCCGCTCGCGGCCTCCAACTGCAACGACGTCTTCCCAGACCACGATACCGCCACCAGCGGGATCACCAGCGGCAACGTCTCAAACATGGTCCCAGCCCCGCTTGGCGGTGCGCTCACAAGTCCTTCGGCCAACAAGTTTCTCCAGTCCACTGTCTCGGGTGCCGGCACTGTCGTGCTCACCAAGTGCGCGCTCGGCATGCACTGTTGGGGCCAGAACCCTGTGGTCACCGGCAAGCTCCAGCTCAACGGCCAGGACCGCTTCTCCGAGCGTCTCGGCACCTACTTCGACCTGGTCCAGCCATTCCAGCACCACACCGCCAACCCGGACACCGGAATCAACGTGTACTCGTTCGCCCTCCGTCCCGAGGAGCACCAGCCAACTGGCTCTTGCAACTTCTCGCGCATCGACAACGCCTCGCTCCAGCTCGTGGTCTCGGCCAACGCTGTCGGCGGCAACAAGACTGCCAAGGTTCGGGTGTACGCCATCAACTACAATGTTCTGCGTGTGATGTCGGGAATGGGCGGATTAGCCTATGCT